CTCAGCCCCGCAAAACTCCGCACCAAGTGGGCAACGCTGGCATCCCAGCGCAACGAAAGCCGCAAAGGAGCAGGTCATGGAAAAGGTAACGCAGGTAATCGAGCAGACGCTGACGCAGAGCTCTCGCGACAGCAAACAGATTTGCGCTACGCCATCGACAACTTCTGAGTCTCGCTTCACCGAGGACGAAATGGCTAAGGCGACGATGTTTTTTGCGCGGATTCAGACCATTTACGGGAAGGGCCGGTGCAAGACCCTGTTTTCCAATGCGGAAGAGCTTCGGATGATGCGGCGGGAATGGGCGAAGACGCTGGGCGAGTTTTCCATGGAGCAGCTGGAAAAGATCATGGCTCGCTTGAAGCAAATGTTGGCCGATGGCGATGAGCGCTTTCGCTTTCCCGACGTTGCCCAGATTCTTGCCCTGGCGAATGACAAGAAACGAGACCCGGCACACAAGCCCTTTCCAAAGGGACTGCCAGAGCCGGAGTGGCGAACAAAGCAGAAGCGGGAATTTGGGCGCAAGGCGATCAAAGGGTGCCTGGCTGAGCTAAACGGTCGGGGAGGTGCTGCATGAATGCTGCAGTCCAGCCCATGACCGAATCCCAGTTCTTCGCCCCGGCCAGCACTGACATGGTGGATGGCCTGGTTGGCCGGTACCGCAATGAGCGCCTGCGCATGGAGCGTGTGGTTGATTTCGTCTCTGGCGATGATTTCCGCTCTGTCCTGGGCTACTTCGAGGACGCCGCCCGGAAGCAGAACTACCGATTCGGCGGCGCTCCGAGCTTTGCCCTGGAAAATGGCCTGGCCGCACTGAATGCCAGCTACTGGCAACAGGCCCTGAACCTGACCGATGTTCTGGATTTCATGCCTACCAGGCGCCGTGAAGAGTGGTTTGAACTGATCCACAAGCACGAAACCCCGGAGTTTGAAGAAGGCGCCGTGCGGGCCACCCTGGCCGACTTGCTGGCGGCCCGCATGGACTTTCTCGCCGAGAAGGTAGACGGCATATTCCAGGCCCTGAGTCGCACTCACGTAACCAACCAGCCGGAAGGGTTCGGCAAGCGCATGATCCTGACCGGGGTGACCAACGATTGGGGCGCGTATGGTCGCACCCAGACCGGGCACATTAATGACCTGCGTCAAGTGATTGCGAAATTCATGGGGCGCGATGAGCCGGACTGGAACGCTACGAATCGGGTGGTTGAGATTGCCCGGGCCAACTATCGAGGCGAGTGGGTGCCGGTAGACGGCGGAGCGCTTCGAATTCGCTGCTACATGAACGGAAACGCCCATATTGAAGTGCACCCGGACATGGCCTGGCGCCTGAACGAAGTGCTGGCTCACCTGCACCCGGCGGCGATTCCATCACGGTTCCGTACAGCACCGAAGACCCGGAAAAAGCGCGAGTACACGCTGATGGAGCGGCCTTTGCCGTTTGCGGTGCTGAAGGTCTTGCACGGCCTTGGTCGAGTGCACCAGCGCGGCGAGCGTGAGCGCGTTGAGATCCTGAAAAACGCCGTGCGCATTGAATCCCATGTCGATGACAACCACCTGATTGCCGAGACCGAGCAGGTGTTGGAGTTGCTGGGCGGGGTACCGGCCGGATTCCCTGGCTACAAGTGGTGGCAGTTTGACTACGACCCAGAGCCGGTGATCAAGGAAATCGTCTGCACCGGCGTTATTCCGGACCAGAAAAGCCACCAGTTTTACCCGACGCCGGAGCATATCGCCCGGGATGCGGTGGAGCTGGCCGAGATTGATGCCTGGCATTGCTGCCTGGAGCCCTCTGCCGGAGTTGGCAACCTTGCGAACAACATGGGGCCGTGTGCCATCACCTGCGTGGAAGTAAGCCCTCTGCACTGCAGCGTGCTGGAAGCAAAGAACTTCCACGTCGAGCGAGCCGACTTCCTCAAGTGGTCGGAGGGTAGCGTTTTTGATCGCATCGTAATGAATCCGCCCTACAGCCAAGGCCGGTGGCAGGCCCATATCGAACATGCGGCAACCATGCTACGCCCTGGCGGTATTCTGGTAGCCATTCTGCCAGCAAGCGCCAAGGGCAAGGAGCTTGTGCCCGGCTTCAGCCACACCTATTCCCGGGTTTACGAAAACCAGTTCCAGGGCGCATCTGTTGATGTGGTGATCGTGAAGATCAAGGCAGACAAGCAAGCTGCGCCCATCAGGGCGTGATTACCGAATCCAAAAGCAAAGGTGAATAAACATGAGAGAGCTAAACGGACACAAAGTAAACCCAGCGAACGACACCCTGACAGTCCAGGTTCTGGACGAGCCAGGTTCCGGTGGCGCCTGCCACAGCTATGAAATTCTCGGCTTTGATACGGGCTCAAATGAAAGCCGAAATGCTGATGCTGAAGACTCCGGAATTTACCAAGGCATTGAGGTGTTGTTCCAGAACGGCCCCATCAACGAAGTCGGGGTTAACGGCCTGACGCATGAGGCCCTGTTGGCAATCCTGATAGACCGGCTTGAGGGGTTTCAGTCTGGCCCCTATGCCTCCCGAGAAAACGCGATAGTACTGACCAAGCTGCAAGAGGCTCAGTTGTGGCTGCAAAAGCGAACCCGCGACCGGATGGCGCGAGGTGTTGAAGGCACGCACCAGAGGTAACACCGATGGCCAAGCGCGCTGAACGCTTCGCCCTGCGAGTTCGGCCGGGAGGCTTCATTCCGGCAGACCGCTCAACCCAGCTACGCCTGCGTGATCGAAAGTACAGCACCGGTGATCTGGTGTTTGTGGAGATCCGGAAGCCGCGAAATCCCGGCTTCCACCGCCTGGCCCATGCGCTGGGCGAGCTGTGCGCAGAGAACATTGAAGCCTTTGAGGGAATCGAACCTCACAAGGTGCTCAAGCGCCTACAGCTGGAAGCCAGGGTTGGCTGCGAGGAAATGGGGATAGTGGTCCCGGGCTACGGAAAGTGCCTGCACCTGATCCCTCGAAGCCTGAGCTATGAGTCGATGGATCAAGGCGAGTTTCACGAAGTGATAAAGGGGTTTTGTCGGTATATCGCAGAGCATTACTGGCCAACGCTTACCCCGGAACAGATCGAAGAAATGTCAGGAGCGATGATTGATGAGTAAGCCAAAGCACACCGTCCACCTGAAGAACCTGGGCACGCCGCGCCAATCCCATGTAGCCAGCGCGACCACGCCCAGACAGAAGATTGAGCTACGGGAAAGCATCGAAGAGCAAACAGAGCGGTTCCTGGAGGCTGGCGGCGAGATCCAGAAGCCCGATTTGCAGGATCGAACCAAGCGCCACAAGGCCCGGTTCAACGCGGGACTGTCGGACGTGTCGCTGTGATGGCCGGGCTGCAAAGAAAAACCCCACTGCGGGCAAAGGGCGGCTTGAAATGCCGGAAGCCAATGGCTCGAGGAAGGCCATTAAACCCCGGCAAGCCAATGGAGCGAAAGCCGATGAAGAAGGCCAGCCGGCCAAAGCGCAGCAAGGGGATGAAGGGCACGACTCGCACGATAGCTGAAGAGCGGTTTCATAGCCAGATCTCTAGGCTGGGCTGCATTGCTTGCTGGATGGATGGTTATCGAAACATGGAAGTCAGCATTCACCACATCGACGGGCGGACGAAGCCGGGCGCTCACATGAAAGTGCTTCCTCTTTGCGCCGGTCATCACCAGGACGGAACGGGCATGCCTGGGTTGATCGCTGTCCATCCGTGGAAGCGCCGTTTTGAAGACAGGTATGGCAAGCAAATGGAGATTTTGAGGCTGTGTCACGATCTACTGGAGAGATCTGCATGATTGAGGAAGGCAAAGTAAAGCGAACTGAGGTTATGGGGCTCTACAAGGTTTGGTCGTCCATGATTCAGCGCTGCACCAACCATAGGAATGCGAAGTACCCAGAGTACGGCGGCAGAGGAATATCAGTTTGTGACCGGTGGATGGATTTCGACTTGTTTTATTTGGATATGGGGGACAAGCCATTTCCTGATGCTCAGCTTGACCGGATTAATAATGACAAAGGCTACGAGCCAGGGAATGTTCGATGGGTGTCTCGTAAAGAAAATCAGAGGAACCGCCGAGCAAATCACCAGCTTACCTTCAATGGCGCTACAAAGTGTCTTGTTGAGTGGGAAGAAGAAACGGGAATCAAAGCCAATACGATACTGACGAGGATACGCCGTGGCTGGACAGCGGGAGAGTCGCTGGGGCTGGCCCATCGTGAGCCAAAAAACAAGCTGACCGAGCAGGAAATACAGCAGCGGAGTCGCAGTTGCCAAGAGTGCGGAATCAGTTTCACACCACGGATAGGCCAAATAAAGAAAGGGAAAGGCAAGTTCTGCACTACGAAGTGCGCTCTTGCATACGGACTGAGGCTTAGGTGGGAGCGAGAGAGAGCGGGGAAGGCGTCATGAAATACCCGATCACACCAGTTCCGAAGCCGCGCCAGACCCGGGCTGACCGGTGGAAAAAGCGCCCTCCCGTGCTCAGGTAC